CCCCGCCTCCAAAGCGCCGATGTCTTTTAATGCTCTGCTGATGATGTCAAATGGTACAGCCATGATTTAACCCAAATTTGGTGTGAAAACTTGGGCAACCCAAGGCGGCAACACGGTTTTTTGTTCCATGTTGGCAAGCTGTTGCGCTAGGCGTGATTCTATGATATTTTCGCCGTGTTGGGTAGCATCTTCTTTAACCCAAGCAATCACATCTTTCTCGGTGACTTCGGCGTAAGGCTTGGTCAAAACAGGATCTCCAAATCGCCAATAACCTTCAGTGTCCACAGAATAGTCACCGTCAACAGCTTTTACATGATATTTGGCTTCTGTAATCAAGCCATCTGCGGCTTTGACTTCCAGAATTTTCCAGTTAAATTCCATATTTACTCCAATCAAAGACCAAAAGCCGCTAATTTTCCTGCCATTTTTTCAATCATTTTTTGTTGCTCTTGAATAGCTTTAACAAGCACAGGGACAAGGTTTGCATAAGCAATTCCCAAATATTCACCAGAATCATCTACCACCTCGGGGATGATCTTTTGAACTTCTTGAGCAATAAAACCGATTTCATTGTTGTCGTTGTCTAATCTGTTGTATGTCACAGGGTTTAACAACATGACTTTATCAAGCGTTTTATCAATAGAAACAATGTTTCTTTTAAGTCTTTTATCGGAACTGATAACCGTACCGACAGAAGTCAAAACGCCTGTACTTGGATTAAATTTGAGTTTGGTTGATGATGTGTATTCAGGCAAATTACCTGTTGTATTTGTTTTCCAAACAGGATAAACAGTCGCATTAGTTGATGTGTCATCAGTGGTTGCGGTATTTGTGGCGTTTGTTGCTGTGGTCGCTGTGGTTGCAGTTCCAGCGTTACCGTCAATACTTGTTCCTGTTAAGGTCTGGCTGGCGCTTGCTCGGTTAAGAGCAATCGCTGTCGTTCCAATGTAGACCGTAGAGTTACCAAGGACAGCGCTTGGAATTGTGCCTGTCAAGTTACCAGCAGTCAGACTAGTCAAAGAAGCGCCAGAGCCGCTAAACCCTGTGGCTGTCAATACGCCAGTAGAAGGGTTGTATTGGTACTTGGTGGAGCTTGTGTACTCAGTTTGTAAATTGCCGCTTGTAGCGGATGCAAACAGTGGATAACGAGTTGCATTTGTGGTGGTGTCGTCAGTAACTGTTGCATAAGCTGTGGGCGTTGACCATGTTGGAGCGCCAGAACCATTTGAGGTTAAGACTTGTCCAGTAGAGCCAGCAGCAGTAAATGCGTAAGCAGTACCAGTGCCATAGGGAACAGCACCAGCAGTAGGAGTAGCCGTTCCATTTGTACCGCCTCCATTAATGCCAACCACGCCCCATGCTGGCGCAGCGGTTGAACCGCCTGTCACCAAGGCTTGACCAGAAGTGCCGTAACCTGTTGTTCCACTTAATGCAGGAGTTGTTCCAAGGTTTGTTGAAAAACCAAGAGCACCTGAACTGTTGATTACATGAGCATATTGGCCTGTTGAACCCCAAGCAAAATAGCTTTTATATCCGTTGCCAGACCCAAAAGTAATGTCTCCATCGTGACCAGAAAAATAAATCCCGTTGTTGATGGAGTAAAAGTCAGAAGGTGTACCAGATGAGTAAACCGATGAGTTCATGCCAAACTCACCGTAATACGATGAATCTGTACCTATGTCGTTAGAGATAACGTAATTGGTTGAAGCAAAAGCAGATGTACTCTTGTTTTGAATAACAAGCTGGTTATATGAGTTGGCGGTTGTGCTACCAAAAGAAGCAATAGAGTTGGAAGCATTGAACGACAAAACTGGCGTTGTACTGGTAACAGAATTAGCCGACAAAGTAGTGAAGTCGCCAGATGAACGAGTGGTCGCACCGATAGACGCGCCGTTAATTGTTCCACCTGTAATCGCCACAGAGTTGGCATTTTGGGTTGACATTGTTCCCAAGCCAGTGATTGCTGTATTAGGAATGGTCGAGGAAGCCGTAAAAGCGCCTGTACCGTTACCAAATACATATCCTGATAGGGTAGCCGCACCTGTGCCCCCAGAGGCCACAGGGATAGGGCTAGAAAGCCCTGAAATCGTCCCGCCAGTTATAGCCACAGAATTGGCGTTCTGTGTGCTCATTGTCCCCAAACCAGTAATGTCCGTATTTGGGATTGAAGTCACCGCTGTCAAAGCGCTCGTGCCAGTCCCTTTCACATATCCAGTTAGGGATGTTGCGCCTGTGCCGCCGTAGGGAACTCCGATTGTTGAAGCGTTCCATGTACCTGCCGTAAGTGTTCCAACGCCTGTGATGCCTGTGTAAGAGCCTGAAATCAATGAACTAGCGATAGTTCCTGATGTGATTTGCGAAGCAGCAATCGCAATCGAGGTCAGTGTTGCGCTTGTTACTTGACCTTGTGCATTAATCGCCAAAACAGGGACGCTAGACGCTGAACCATAGGTCGAAGCGGTCACGCCTGTGTTTGTGATGCTAAAAGTGTTTGACGCAAGGGTTAGCCCTGTGCCAGCAAAGTAAGTCGCAGAGCCTGAAAACTGAACAAACGTGATAGCTGTTGTGCCAATCGTGCCAGATTGTGCTGATGTAGAAACCCATCCAGTATTTGCGTTAGCCGACCCAAATACAGCAACCGTGTAAGCACCAGGCACTTCTGCCCAAACATCCATGTCTGTGGCACGAGTCCAAGCGCCCGATGCCGCAACATAAATGCCGTTTTGCGAGGCGGTAGTTTGATTTTTTACCAATACTCGGTCGCCAGCTTGCACCGAATAAGTGTCAATGGTCTGCAATCCCGACAGCGTAATGTTCACAGTCGTAGCGCATTTAACAGCTTGTTTAGGGTTTAAGCCTTGGGCAATAGCGTCAACGTAGGCTTTGTTGACAATATCTGTATTACCGCTTGGAGATGTGGTAATTTGCCCTGTTGTTGTCTGAATATTGGTAAAAACCCCAGTAGACGGGGTAGTAGCGCCGATTGTCGTGCTGTCAATCGTGCTGTTGGTAATCTGCAAGCCCGATTGTTGCGGGTTAACAGTAGCGTAAAAGGGCTGACCCTGCCCGATAAACGTATTGAATGAGTTATCAAGATTGAATAACGCCTGTACAGGCAAGATATTCTGGTCGTTTACTTTTGCGGGGTCAGCCATTTAAGCCTCTTATGATTGATCTGCCACAGGAGTGACGTACAGCAAACCAGCAGTAGCCGAATTACTGAGCGCAGTCATGTAAAAGGGCGCTTGCGGGGTTGCCAAGATCAAAGGTGAAGTCATGCCAGCAGGCAATACGTAGTCTCCATTCGTTCCGTCTGAGGGGAACGTAGGAGCACCAACGCTTGAAGTTGTACCAAACTTCACCGCAATAGGAGCAGTGCCCGTATTGAGGAATGAAGCAAAGTTCACTTGGTCGTTAGTGTAGTTACCAACGATCTGAACAGCAGAGTGTGCAGTGTTGGTCACAGATAACGCAACGGTTTGACCCGAATTGCGTTGTACGGTTGAGCCAGCCATGATTAAACCGCAGTAGCAGGCGCAGGGCCTTCCAGACGGGTAATCTGGATGACGTATTGACCACTAGCAGGCACAACAGAAGCGCTTGATGTCAAGTTGCCAAACTGGATTTGCAAAGTGTTAGCAGCAGTGCAATCGGCTTCAGCAATGATAACGCCAGCGGTTTGAGTACCAATCACACCTTGGACAACAATAAAATCAGTTGTCAACAAGCCAGGCACTGTGTAAGTCACAGCGGTGGTAGTGTTGGCAGCCAAAGTATTGGATGCGTTGTTAAGAGTGGGAGTGATGTAGAAAGTCTCATGGGCATTGCCACGAGTTACGGTCGTAGATGACATTTTGCGTCCTTTCAGAAAGACAAAGTGATTATACAAAAAACGCCCAATGAAGGGCGTTTCCTGATTGGTTTTTTTGCTATTTAAGCAGCAATCAAACCAAGAGCTTTCAATGCGGTAACAATGTCACCGATTGTGTAAGCTGTTGAGCCAGACGCACCTGGGAAGGTGGTGTTGGTGTACACAGCAGTAGTAGAACCAGCAGCAGTAGTGGTGGTGTTACCAGCGGAAGTGGGTTGAACCACAGCGGTAACGCCATAGAAAGACACTTTGCCACCGTTAGGGGCGATAGCCGTTCCGTCTGTGCTGTCACCATCAATCAGATAGTGAGGGCTGGTTGTAACGGCAGGGCCGTTGTTGGTGTAGGTGGTGGGGGTCAAAGCCATGATTATTTACTCCTTAATGAAGATTAGGCTGCAACACGGCAAGCGAGTTCGGGGTACAGAGGTGCCCATCCGTATAACACATCCAAACGAGTAGGAATACTATCGTTATTAATTGTATACTGACGTACTACACGCATGGACAAACCGATTTCTTTATCACTAGCACGACCAGCAAAATGTACACCTTCGGGTAACTCGAGGTCTGCAACTGCTAATGTAAAAGCATTACGGTGCATGATGATGTTCTGTGGAGAAACGACACCAGTTTGGTTAAAAGGAGTCACAGCAGAAGCGCCAGCCGATGTGATGCTCACGTTCTGGAATTGACCAGCGGAGATCACAGCAGGAGACACGGTCACGCTGTTACCAGAGATAGCTTTCACCACGAAGTTACGCAGTTTGTTGCTACCGTAGGCTTGACGGTTTTGGGGGTTGACTGCATAGACGTTAGCGATAGTGAATGTGTCGCCAACGTTAGGAGTGAACGTACCCGATTTAGTCAAGGTCAACACCGAGCTAGAAGCCCAACCAGAGGTCAAGATACCAGTGTCGGTAGAAGTGTTAATGGTTGCAGTGCCGTTGTAGTTGCCAAAAGTTTGGCTAACAACGTTTTGATCCATTTTCCAGTTCATACCACCAGAGTCACGACCCATCAGACCTTTACGGTACTGTTCGCCGATAGCTTCTTGGGGCACAAACAAACCTTTTAAGCTGTCCACAATGGTGGCAGATGTGAAAGGCTCAACGGTGCAAGAACGGCGACCATCACGAGGAGCACCTTCGCTGTCAAGGTAAGCGCCAGCAGTCAGATAAGTAATCAGACCAGTAGGAGGCGTACCAGCAGTACCAACGATGTTGGCGGTGTTCAACGCAGCCATAGACAAACCGTCACGGTCAATCTTGTTGGCGATAGCAGCCACAGCGGGTTTCAACACGCGGTCACTGAACATATCCAAGGACAAAGCCAAGTCTTGTGTAGTGAACTGTGTGTCAACGTGGAATTGTGTGCTCAAGGTAACGGGCACGCTTGTTTCGTTGAAATCTTCAACGTTCAAAGCAGGGCCAGTAGTACCAATGAAACGACCAGGGCGGCGGACGTTCACGGTGTTACCAATTTTGCCGCCAACGACAGCAAATTGGTCATCATAGTTACGGTCGACTTCCGAGGTGAAAGTCAATTCGTTCTCCAAGACCATCAACGCTTCGTTGGTGATCTTGGAAATGGTTAGGAGTTGGTTACTCATTTCATTTCCTTTGAATTAAATATGAACAAAAAAGGGTCTGTCAACGAATTCGACCTTGTTTTCGTGCTGCTTTCCACTGTGAGTAAGTTCCGTGAAATTGACCGTTTGAGTCAATAGCCACATCCGCTACTCCAGCCGCAGTGCGAATCGGTTGAATTGGCGCTGGCGCTTTACTTTTAACCACAGGCTTTACTTCTTCAGGCTTGGCTTCAAACCTTGCCTCCAGTTTCCCCAACTCTTTCATGGCGGCTTTTTCCGTCATACCAGCAATCTTTTTGGCGAGGTCTGAGTTCTCGGCTAAGTGATACAGGATTTTTGGGCCTACATCGCTCTCGAGAATTGCATCACGTACCGAATCGCTTACAACTACGTCACTTGATGCCACCATATCGTCAAAATCAGGCAGTTCTGCTTTGGCTTGCTGTACTTTTTGACCCCAAGTCTCATAAACTTTTTGTCGTTGGGCAGCAGCTTTTTCCTCAGCATCACGCCTATCTCGTTCCTGAAGCGCTTTTTCTGTCGAATACTCTGCAAGAGCCTTCGCATATTCAAACGCATCCTGAAACTGGCTAGGTTGCGGTTCTTCGTCAACAGGCGCAGCCTTTTGGGGCTGTGTTTGTCTCTCAAGAGCCGCTAAACGTTCTTCCAGAGCTTGCCTTTGTTCGCGTTCACGTTGCGCTTCTTTACGCGCTTCTTCACGCTGCTTGGTAATCTCTGAAAACCTCCGTTCGAGTTTCGGATTCTGTTTCCGTTCACCCTCTGGCTTGGCTTCCTCTTTCGCTTCCTCTGGCTCACTCCCACTAACTTCTTCCAACACTGGCTCTGTTGGAGTTTCCTCAACAACAGCCACAGGCTCGGAATTTGCTTGGGCTAAACCCAGTTTTTGTGCATAGAACTCAGCCGCATTTTCGCTAGTCAATACTTGACCTGCTTGGTTTTCGGACATACGTTTCCCAACGATTTAACCCTGTGTACCTCACAGGTAAGGTTTAGTAGCCATTATGCTACTGATTTTATTGATTTGCAATGTCTTGATTAGCCTGATTTGCATAAGCGTATTGTTCCGCATTACGCACTTGAATTTCCTTCTCAAGACGCTTGGTGTCCATGTGGTGAAGCAGCAATTCCATGATCGCTTCAATTTCCACTTTGTTTTGTGAAGTAATGGCGCGGGTATTCTGGTCGTTAACCTTGACCTCTGCCATTGTCTCGGTATTGTGTGCCTTGGCTGTCTGGCGCATCAGTTCGCGCTTAGTCTCAGCGTCTTGCTTGACTTGCTCGATGTCAGCACGTTGTTTCATGGCAATTTCCATTTGCTGCATTTTCTGCTGCATTTGTTGGACTTGCGCCTGAGCCTGAGCCATAGCCATCTGGATTTGCGGTGGCACATCCGATTTTTCGTCAATCTTAGACAATGGGTTGAGCGTAGCCAAGCGGTCTGCGATAACGTCTGCGCCAGGGAAGTCCATGTTCCTGAACCACAAATCGCCAATCTGAGACATAAGCTGTGGGTCTGCCGACAAGATGGGCGTAATGGTCTCCAAAGCCTCTTGGCGCTTGCTGTTGTAGCCTGGGCCTGTGTCCATCACCACATCGTAAAGACCCACAGTCAAGTCGTTTTTCATGAGGTTGTTCACGGCATCACGCTCGTTAACCGTCACCAACTCAGGCTTACCGTCATCGCCAATAATCCGCATAACACGCTCGGTATCGTAGATTTTGGGGATAAGGTCAAGAATGGCACGAGCCACTTGAGCCTGCGATTTACACAAATTGTCGTAAAAGTCAAAGTTGTTGAGGTCGACTTGCTGTTGCTGACCGTTCAAAGCCTTGCCTGAAATGTTGCCTTGCTTCAGTTGAGCAGGGTCAAACACACCCATCAAGACCTTAATATCTTGGTCAATTAGCCCTGTGGCCTCCAAAATGCCAGCAGGCGGTGGCTCTGGCTGCAAGCGGGTAGGCGGTGGCGCTTGGCGACCGTCAATGTCCGTCTGTTTGTAGCGCAACAGCGGGAATGACTTGATGTTGGCCTGCGCCCAATCGTTTTCATGCCCCTCATCTTGGCCTTCAGCCATAATCCACTTGGCTTTGGGCGCAAGGGCGACTGATTCAGTCAGCGAGGTTTGCCAGAAGTTGTACATACGTTGGGCATCTTTGGCGTGACGCACCATTCCGAACTTTTTGCGCTTGTCGCCCACAATCACATGGCGACCGTAAACAGGAATAATGGGTAGGTATTTACCCGCCCATTCGCCTTCTTCCAAAATCTCGTTGGCTGTCAGTTTGCAGTACTTAACCGACTTCTTGACCGACTCACGCTCGTCAATGATCTCAATGCCCATGTTTTCAAGGCGTTTGAAAAAGTCTTTGTCAGTCGCAAAGGTAGCCGAACCGTCACTGAGCATATACAGTTTGGCGCGTTCACGCACCATGTAGTAATACTCAGCGAGGCGAATATCCTCTTTGGTAATCCATTCCGATTGGCTGTCACCAGTGCCGCGCTGTGTGAACGATGTGACTTCAGCATCAGGGTAGAGCTTGCTGAAATCAGCCTTACGCATCATTGTTGTAATCAAACAACGCTCTGCATCAGACCCATCAGGCATGATTGAGTTAATGTCGTAATAGACGGTGAATGGGTTGTCAATCGGCTCAATGTAGATTTCTTGGTCAAATGAGTCGTCACTCACGTAATCTGTACGCAGACGGATATAGCCCCAACCCATGCGAACAGCGTAATCTGTGGCTGTGTCATAGGCGTTATCAGCATTGGAATTGGCTTCAATGTGGCGGATGATGCCTTGGATGACTTGCGCGGTCTTTTCGTCTGCTTGGCTGTTCATGCCATGCACTTTAGGGCGTGGGCGCTGCTGGCGAATCTGGTTGACCACTTGGCGGCAATAACCATCAAGTTTGTTAATCGTCAGCACAGGGCGAGATTCAAGGTTGCGGCTGTTTTGCAGTTCAACAGGCCATTGGTCGCCGTTGACAAACTTCAAATCTTCCAATGCTTCTTGGCGATTCATTGTGTCGGCATCGTTCGCCAAACGCAAAAACTGGATAGCCTCGTCAATTCGAGGGTCGTAATCGCTCAAAGAGCTTTCATTGAATTCAGCCATTTAATTACCCATCCAAGAGTGTGCGCCGCCATAGTTCTGCGGCACAGATTTTTGACGCTGCCTGCCTCTAGGCTCATTCACCATTAACCCGATATATCTAAATGCGTCTGCACCGTGACTGTAATGGTCATGGAGAGGCGTTCTGCTAAATTGGCCTGTCTCGGAGTCAACTTCATAACGATAGTGTCGGAGGCATTGTAACCCTTCGGCACAATTATCTCTATCAAAATAACACGACCTGAATATCGTTCTTGCAGCGTTGATCGAATCCACCACAGGCACACGCTCCAAAACCTTAGTCTTGTAGCCTGCTGCCCTCACAATGTCCTCAATACTGCGACCTGACGATGCCAGCGTCTTATTTTGGGCATCGTGTGGCAACCATAGGGTATCGTAGAGATAGCCGTAGGTCTGCATCTTCGCCAGAATGTCCGTCATTGTGGTTTGATTGACCTCAATGTAGCGAATCAGGCGTGTTTCCATGCCAATAAACTGAACAAACCAGACTGAGGTCATATCTGCCCAACCCAAGTCGAATACGGCGTGAACAGGCTTAGAAGCATCGTATGGCACGTTAGTGATTCGGCTGTCCAACTCGGCCATTTGCATTTCTTTGCCGAAGATAGCACCGTCCACCGTCATGCGGCAGAAGCCTTCCCAAACGATTCTATGCGCCGCAGGGTCGCGTGACTTTAGCGCCAGCATCTCGTCTTTGAGCGTATCAGGAAACCAAGGGTTATCCGACCAATTGATCTTTTGGACAATGGCGTTGGCGGGTGGGTTAGCCACAAACCGCTGGTAAGTCTCGTCTGTCTCCAACTCGGGGTTAAACGTCACCCAAATCTCGGACTGCTCCTTACGAATGGTAGGAATCAGCACGTTCCAGCTATTGCGGCTGACCGTCTGTGCTTCTTCAACCCAACACACATCCACGCCCTCAATGGATTTGACGTTAACCACGTTGTTCCGTAGGCCAACAAAAAAGAACTCTGTGCCGTTTTTGCCTTTGATGGACTTCTCGGTAATCTCGTAAAAGCCAGCCAAACCCATATCAACGATCTGGTCGCACAGCAGCTTGTGGACTGAATCTTTGATAGAAGTCTGAAACTCACGAGCGCAAAGAATCCGCAATGGTGCTTGAGCGCCTTTAATCAGCAATGCTCTAGCCACCCCCCATGACTTAGCGCCGCCACGACCACCATACAGCACTCGATAGCGGGAATTCTTAGGGTTGAATAAGCACTCCAGCTTGGCTGGAAACTGTGCGTTAGCAATGGCGGTCTTTACGTCACTCATTAGGTTTGACGAATGTGACTTGGATGCCTGTCAGCAATGGAGCACCATCCACCCCTGTAATTTCCTGCTCCATCTTGTCTCGCCATCCCAATACGTTTTTAGCGGTAAAGATGCTGAAATTGGCATGAAATGCGTTAGCCATTGCGCCCTCAACAAGTATTGCCTCTTGAAAATCTTTTGCTCTTTTATAGGCGTAAGAAAAATCAGGATGCTTTAGTTCTCCATCCTCATTTTTGGCTGTCGCCCATTCATGAAGCGTCTCTCTTGTCACGCCTATTTTTATGGCAAAACGTGCCAATGTAGGAAATTTGGCAGCAACAATCTCTGAGCCTTTTTCATTACCTTGAGCATCCAATAAAGGTCTGCGCTCATACGGCTCAATATCAAAATACTCAATCAATTGATCAGAGTATTCTTCTTTGAACAGGCTTGGTCTACCTACTGGGCGTTTTACTTCAGTCATTATTTTCGTGATATCCGAATTCATACGGATAACCTTCTGTTGAAAGAGTTTTGGCTTTTACGGATTTTTTTACAATATCGTAATCACCATCCAAGACGTTCTCACCATGCCATTTAGCATAGTTAGGGCTTGTTGTTACCCAATCGCCATGATTAATGTCTTTCACGCCTTTCGGTACAGCACGATAAACGTCAATCATTGCGTCTGGTTTGTTTCTAGCTTTTAGGGCGGCAATTCGCCATTCAGAATCAGTTAATCTATCACCAACACCATAAAGTTCTTTACCAGATTGAGAATAAACGTCTGCTGGCATGATTTGTGTTAGATCATGTAATGGCGCACCGTAAGTTTTCCAATTTGGCGCAACGTGACTACCTTTATAAGCCGTATCCTCAACCATTTTCATGGATTGTGGTGTTATTTTGGCTAATGGGCCTGTACCATAAACCATAGCGTCATTTATAGCTTCGCCAGCAAGTTTTCCATAACCCTTAAGCGCAGGCGCAGCGGCTGGCGCAATTTGAGCAAGATTAGACAATTGATTGCCGTAATAAGCAGCTTCTTTAGCTTTTGCTGTATTTGGGGACATTACACTCATTCCCAAATCATCAGGGCTACTTCCCAACATTCCCCGCACAAAACCATAAGTTCTTGGGTCTTGCAAGTTTTCAGGAATTCTTCCAGCTTGCGCTTGCTGCATCCTTGCTGCTTGGCGCTGCAATTGCGGATAGCCAACATAAGCGTTGGCATTTTGTTGAAGTTGCAGCAAGTCGGCTAATGTTGGCATAGAAATCCTCGGTTTACCCGATTTTATTTCTTTTTAGGCTTTTTGGCAGCTTCCCGCTTTTCAGAGTATGCAATTGCCACGGCTTGCTTGACAGGTTTACCCGCCTTCACTTCCGCTTTGATGTTCTCTTTGAACGCTTTGTCTGATTTGCTCTTGATTAACGGCATCTTTGATTTCCTTGATCTTTGTTGCGTAACTGTTCACAAACTCTTTGAACGATTCAACCATCTCATAGCTGCCACCGTTCGCTTTCAGCCATTCCATTTGCTTTACAGCGCAGTCGTGAAACCACAATAGCTTGTATGCCTCGTTCATGCTTCTTCCACAAAGCAAATATCTTGCCAACTCATCACTAGATAGCGTTCGCCGTTTTCTTTGAAGTCGTGATATTTCAAATACTCATCTTTATATGTGTCAGCAATCGTGCCAAAGTGTACTTTATCGCCCACATTTAAGCCATGCGCCGCAGCATCATCACCCACGGCGGTAATGTATCCAGTAGTTTCCGCGCCAGCCACTATGCTTAAATCCAGCGATTCAGATGTAAACCGCTTTTCAGGCTTAACAATGACTTTATCCTTCAGAGGCTTGTACATTCTGTACCTCTTTCTTTGGGCGACCTGGCTTGCGTTGCATATCTACAACAGGCAGCGCCAGCATTTCAGCTTTGAATTCACCGCACCAGTCCTCACGACTTTTGTTATGGTGAGCTGGGAAACGCCGACAGACTCCTAATGAGCCTCTTTCTGTATCTTTGAAGTAGATACAAGACTTACAATGTTCACCAAGCATGACAACCTCTTTTTGTTGTGCCTAGAAGCCCCTTGAGTCCCGACTGACTCTTGGGGTTTCGCATTACTTACCATAATCGCTACGTTTGTGATCGTACACGACTTTTTCAGACGAACCAGTGTTCATCTCGCCGCAACGACCATCAACGCGACCCATGTGTGAACCATCGCGTGAACCGATGCTGTCAGCCTTGCCCATAGCAACGCCGCCAACAATCTTAGCCTTGCGCTCGCCAGATGTATCGCTAGACAAAACACCCTTGGGCATTTTCTCGCCAGACACGCCAGGCTCGTAGGCTTCACGGTCAACTTTAGACACATGAATTTTCTTTTCACCAGTACGGTCGCTTGATTTAGCGCCCTTCGGTTCTTTTTCCATATTTGGGTAACCCATTTTCAATTTCCTTTGCAAAGAAAAATTTGCCATAATCGGCACACACATTATAGGAGTTTTTCCAATGGCAACCAAATTTTCTGTTAAAGCTGAAAAGCCCAAACACCGTGAACCTTCAAACTACGTTATCGAACGTGAATGGAAAGCAGAAGCTCGCAAAGTTGCGGGTTTAGAAAAAGAACTACGCGAACACGAAAAGACAGATGCGGCTCATGCACATCCTATGCACCGTTCTCATGAGGCACAAGGAAAATCACAAAAAGACGCACCGCTGCCCAATATGCGTAAGTTTTAAGGCGTTATCTCTTTGGGCCACAAGCCCTGCTCAACAAGGCGGCACACAGTCTTTTGTAGTGCTAGCATGAACAACTCACGTTTTTGCCCCTTGTTGAGTTTATTTCCCTGATCTAGTTCGTAATGGCATTTTTGGCATAACGCTGCTACGTATTCGTCCGATGCTTTAATGCTTTTGCCTTTGCCATGTTCCGCAAAATTTGAATGTGCCGCCTGCGTCTGGCCTTCAATGTAGCAATTTTGGCAAGGCAATGAAGCTACGTTTTTCAGATGTTGCTTGCTACGGAAGTAATTAAACTTTGGTCTGGCAGTCATAAAAAACTTACTTGTTCTTGTTTTGGTTGGTCAACAAACATATCAATCTGCTTGCTGGCTTGTTCTATGCG